CCGAACTTTTTAATAAAGGTATAGGCGGTAGAGGCTTTGCTGTACATGTCGGTGCCGTCATTGATTGTTTGCGCAATCTGCGGATATGTCTCTCGCAAAAGCTGAATGTTCTCTTGGTTGACGACTTTATCAAAGTCAGGATATTCCGACCGAAGTCGCGCTTCCACTGTAGTAGCATGCGTATAACTTTGGACATTCTTAATCTCGCTCTCTAGCTTACGGTACTTCTTCTGCAACGTTTTATAAGATACAAGGTCTTCAGGATGCAAACTATCTTCTTCCTCTGGTTCAGGCTGCCGAGCACGTTGCTCAACTTCCTGTAAACGACGATGAAGCTCGTCGCGGTCTCTTTCTGCGCGCTCCTTTGCTTCACGAAGGGCACGCATATTGTGCTCTTTGTTTGACTCGGCAGGAGATGCTTGGATAGGATCAGGAATGGATTCAATTTCGGGAGCCTCAGGTGACTCAGGATTATCGGGAAGTATAATATCATCAAACATCAATTCTCCTTATTAAGTCTTTTGGAAAGCTTTAATAGATTTCCATTATATAAACTTTGCACAAAATAAAGAAGTTCCCGTTCTTCAGGAACCACCTGATCCGCATCAAGCATAAAGAGCTCGCAGGTATCTTTTGAGGGAAGAACCCAGAGAAATTCTAATGCTTCTTCATTGTGGTGGTAGTGATAGACTGCTTGGTCATATTCCGGGGTGGGACACGAAAGGCGGGGAGTAAAGTAATTCCGGATGACATTTTTCATAAGACGCTCTTTTTTGGTCAGAACGGCAACAAAGAAGTCTCGTGGGAAATTTTTCCTAAAACTAAGCGTGCAATTAGTGAGCTCTTCTATGTAAGACTTTGTCATCTCGCGTTGCAGCTCAATTGGGTCACGAGATTCGGGTGGCTTAGAAAGAAGATCGGTAGAAATTTTTCCTACCGTCTCACGTTTGGGAGTTTGTTCCATTTTTAATGTCCAAGGCAGTTTTAAGAATCGTCTTATGATCATAGCCCATTTTTGAAGCCATATCGAATAGGCATTGCATTATCTGCGCTTCCTCGATTTTACAGGTCATAAGATAGCGCATAAAATCCCGAAGAAATAAATCGTCGTCCATCACTTCTTCTTTTTTGCTTTACGAGCTTCTGAAAGAGCTATTGCGATGGCTTGCTTAGGATTCCTAACTTGCGGGCCCTTTTTAGAGCCGCTATGAAGCTTGCCTTCTTTGTATTCTTCCATAACTTTTTTAACTTTTGCACGACCAGCGGTGGATTTAACGGGCTTTTTGGGGTCCTTCTTCTTGGACTTAGAACCTTTTTTGGTGATGCCCTTTTCCTCCCGCCGGTGCTCTTTCTTTATCTCTTCATGAATCTTCTCATCTTTATGAAAAGCTTTCTCTGCTGCCTTGTGATACGGTTCTTTTTTAACTAAGCGATGAAGTTTTTCATCGTTTTTCATTGCTCGTTCAGCCTCTTTATGAATTTGCTCTTCTTTGCGATGAAGTTTCCGTTCACTTGCCATGGCGTTCCTCATGTCTTACTTTAAGTTGCGGATATTTTGCATAGACTTTCGCACGGATACCTTCGGGGTTTGGTGCATAATGGGCACGAGCCAGTGCATTGCGTGCCCGAGCAAGGGTATTAATTGGGAAAGAATACTGAGCAGCGCCGCCAGATTTGCCAGCGAAATCTTTGGGAGAAACTGTCTTATATTTCCCTGCGCTTGATGAACCAGGCTTGGCGCGCATCTTTTCTTCTTTGCCGTGAGCAACTTTAACGCCTTTTGCTACGGTTATCTTTTTTGCGGCTACTTTCTTCTTCATACTGTGTCCTTCTTTTAGGCGGCCGAGACAGGTAGTACAGTTCGGCCGCTTTTTCTCCTTTAACGTATTTTTCACCATCGTTAAAGAGAGGAATCGTTTTTACCGAGCGCGTTGCGTTTCCTCAAAAACAAGGCGCTTATTGATCTTCTCATCTCGCTTAGATTTTACATCCTTGCGAAGATTGTGCGGCTTGCCAAGAATCTTGTAGGCAATCTTGGTAGCCTTCTTATCAAATCGTGGCATTGTAGGCATATATTACCCGTACATCTTAAGACGTTCAACTTCAGCATCTTCATCAAACGTACGATGAATAAAGCGTGGAGAAAGATTGGCCATTGCATTCTGATCTTCTTGGATCATACGCGCCACTTCCCACTCAAACCGACGCCTCGGATCATGATTGTTACGATACGATGGGCTGATCTTTATTTCTATCATATAATCTCTTAAAACTTATGAGGTTTAAAGTGACGCAAAGGTGAATCATCATGCATTTGCATATCAATGCCTTCTATAGTGTCATCCAGTACTTCAGGAACGTAAGGCGCTCTGTCAGGGTAGGGCCTCATCTTTACATCCTGAGGCATATTAGCCACTTGCGAATAATCAGCTGATAAATAACCGCCTTTTTCCATTTCCATCTTGCGACGATGAGCTTGATTACTTGGGTGGTCCTCTGGCTGAGAATGGTGCGTTGGATGCATACGGGAATGCATGTGCTTATCACTTTCACTCATGTGAGATTCGTGCGCCGGAGAATGATGCTTGCGCATCTTGCTCATATGAGCATAGCCTTCCTTCTCAAAATGGCCATGAATATCATGCGGCTCGTGCTTAGCTACCATACTTTCATGGTGCCTTTGCTTTTTGGATTGGTGATAACGTTTTGCCATTACTTGGCTCCTTATGTAGAAATTGCTTCATGTCAACCTGTGACATTATGCCACAGGTTTATGAGCAAGGTTTATATCCTCTATCTACCGACGCCTCCAAAAGGACTTGGGGGCGTTTGGCCCGGCACTCCAGCCATCGGAGCTGGCCCCGATAGAGTGGACAACGCTGAGGTCGCCGGGCTTATTTTTTCTAAACTCCTACTAAGCGTAATCAGTTTCTCTATTTCTTCCAATAGCATTCTAGAATCCATGCCTTCAACTTCTTTAAGAGCTTTAACTTTATCAAGCAATGCTTTGTCTCGGTCAGCTTCAGCTTTAGCTTCGCGCTCAATTGCAAGAGTCTTATTCTCTTCAATGCGGCTGAGACGTTCTAAGCCAAGGCCATCATTGGCGCGAGCAGTGGCTTGGGTAAGTTCAATCTGGGCTTGCTGCGCTTGCGCTTGAAGCTGTGCTGCTTGCTGAGTAGCTTGATTTTGAGATTGAAGTTGACGTTGCATGTTCTCAATAAGCTGCTTCTTGTTTTGCAGAGTCGCTGCTTCAAGAAGATCTTCGGGAGTAATCGGAACACCGGCTTCACGAAGTTGGAGTAATTGGGCAAATTGCATTTGCTTTTGGGTAGAAGTATTGAGACCATCTTCAACAACTGCATCATAGCGGCCAAAGGCTTTGTGGTAAAAAGCTGGAGTTGGCTCCGCATCAATAACTTTCTTCACTTTGCCAGGAGTAAAATTCTTTTGAATAAGATCGAGAATGAGGCGCCCGAGAAGTTTCTGGGAACGGTCAAGCTGATCAAAGAGGACCTGCAGAGTTGTAAGGCCTGCACCTTGCCGAAGCATGGAAAGAATCCCGGCTTTATCGTCAGTCGCTGACCCAAGAAGCTCTTCATTGACACCAGAGATCTCTTGCACTTCCTTGGCAAGAAGTTCTGAAAGCTGAATCATTGAAGGTGGAATCTGCGGTGTTTGAATCTGCTCAACATCAGTCATTAAGTGGCCTTCCTTGATTGCAAGCATACGGCCTTGACCTTGCAAGAATGCATCCTCGGGATTAACAAGGGCATTCTCCTTGAACTTCCAGCCTGAGTTGATCTGGGATTCAAGAATGTCGAGCTCAATAACACGGCGGCGATTGTAAAGATATTGTGCATCGCGTAGACCGCGAACAACCCCTTGAATACGCCATGGGAAGTAAGGCATCTCCGGGAAGTAATACCCTAAAACAGGAATAAATGGATAACAATCGATGCCCATAGGATTACGGCCGTGATAGAAGGATTTACCTTGAACTACGATGGCAAGATTGACTGTTGGTATTTCTTGGTCAATAACGGTGATGGTTGGGTAAGCGCGTAGGAAGAGGCGAAGATCTTCATCATCTTTTCCTTGCCATTCCATGGTCTCACCCGATTGGGTATCAACAAGCATCTTCTGCCAGCGATAGTCTCGGTAATAGAATTCATCGTAAGTAAGTAAATTTTTAAGGCCATAGTTGTATGATTCTGGCATGAATTGGAATTTACCATCGCGGCCAAGACCAGAATCATTTCCTACAAGGCCAAGGATCTCTTCTGAGTGATTAGGAAGAAGAGAGATAATTTCGCGTTTGGTTAAGAATGAGCGCTTCCATATCGCATTGCAATCTGAAAGATCCGCTTTACGAAAATAAGGATCAACAAGGAAAGAGTTGTAAGAACATTTGTCTACGCGAATATTGCCTGAGACTGGATCAGAACGGTAGTCCATCCAGACTTGAAGAAAGTTCATGCCGGTAACCAGGGCGCCTTCAAATGCTTCAGAGATGGTTTCTAGAACATTCTCTTGATTGTTGACCCAAAGGAAAAGTTTGGTAAATTGATCCGCTGTCTCGGCGTCAGCATTCTCTACGGGCGTAACAATGGTTGATTTGCGGGTCCGGCGTTGGTGGCCTGAGATCATATTGATTACGCGGCGAATTCGGTTGAAATTGAATTGCCTGCGACGATTGGCCGGCAAGTTACCATAAAGGTCATTCCAGAGCGTTTGGTCCCCTGAAAAGAAACGGGTATCGGTATCTGCTTCGCCCCAGAAGCTCTGATTGATTGTTATTGCGCTCGAATAAAATGCTTCCATACGAGATAAAAGTGGGCGATCTTTCTCGTCATAATATTGAGGGCCTAATTGGGGGAAGATAATGGTAGTACTCCCTTTTTTAAAGACGTGCGCTGTACTTTGCAAGTCTAACGGGGATCAGGTTTTAAAAGCAAGCCATCAAAAAAGATTGATATGGAAATATCTGGATGTTCTTCTTGGTAAAATTGATAATTTGCTAGTAAATCATCACAGCAAATAAGATTGGGAGTATCTGGGTATTCATGGAGGGAAAATGGTTTATTCGGGAGATTAGGGGCTCTTAAAGAGCAGAGAATTGTTTTGCATTTAAACGGTCTGCATGCCCATGGATTAAGATCGCCACCACGATTGTTCTCGAGATCAGATAAGGCTTGAGAAAAGTGCGATGGTTTGAGATTGGGAATATAGCCAGGAGAAGCTATGGCTCCCGCCGTGCGCTTGCTTTTATGGGCCGCATCAAAGAAATAAGAAATAATGGAAGTTACCTCAAGTTCACGGGTTGATGTGCAACAAAGATAATTAACTATCTTTCTTGGTTTCTCATCAAAGATAAAAAAGAAGATAGCGTTATTAAATGGAAAGGCATTCACAGAATCTCCTCTACAAAGCAAGAGAGGCATGCACAACTAATATTACGGTCAAAGGTAAGCAAGAACCTAGTATGCCTCTCTTGCTACTCTATTTACTGAAGTAATTTCTTGATTATAGATTTCACGGAGGCGCTCGTTCCCAGCCGTACGGGGATTGTTGCTCGACAAACATAAAATTATTCCTTGCGCAATCCACGCATTTGTTTCTTAATTACCATCCTTCTACATTTGGATCTCGTGCGAATGGAGGCAAATTACCTTGCGATCCATATTTATATTTATTAACCATCTCGGTTCCACTCATTCCTTGCCCGGCAGTACAACGAGGAAGCGCCATACAAAGATACCTAAAAGCATCAGCCCAATGTGAAAACTGGTCATGCCGAGGTTTGCCTTGGTAGACTTTGCGCTTGTTATCCCATTCTTCCCCGTAGTTCTCAAGAGCCCGAAGAAGAGGAGCGCACTTAGTTTGATCAATCCACATCTTGGGAAAGTTCCGGCGAACATTCTCAATTCCGTCCTCAAGCGGTATAAGCGGCAAAACATCCATGGGAATACCGAGCTTTGAGAGAACATCTTTGCGTGAGATACCAGTGCCTTGTTC